TTGTGGGCTTGTGTCTACTACCACGTTTAGGTTTGTTGGAACTGCGGTGTCTGCACTTTGATCTGTGGTAAACAAACTAATGTATGCATCTGCATCTTCATTTCTCAGCTTGAGAATATTGTCACCTGTATCATAATAAAGTGATCCTGCAAACGCTACGTTTGTTGCATCTGGGTCTGATGAACCTGAAAAATTTGTATAAATATCTTGAAGCGTTTGATTGAGTTCCGTTCTAAATGATGGAAACGATTGGTTTGCTATTGTGATTGTTGCGTTATTCTGTGTCATTATTTCTCCTTATGCCGCTACTTCACCGTGTCCTTGTGCTACAAAATCAAAAGTTCTATCCACATCTGTGCCACTAGAATTTTTAAACGTAATAGTAAATCCACTTACTGATTTGCTTGTTATAACATAGAAGTCACCTGTGGACAAGTTTTGTGCTGATATACCAATGCCGCCCAACTCCTTAAATGCAGGACTAAATGTAATAGCTTTTGACCCTGCACCACTTGATACATTGCCTTGTGATATAACCCTATCTTCCATATCAATAGCAATAGAAAGAGCAGAGATAACTGGTGATGCCTGTGTATCTGTTGTTGTAAGTATTGCTTTGAACTTCAAACCTCTTGCTGTGTAATCTCCTGCAATCAATTTTCTAAATGCTGTAAATGTTGGGCTACCACTGCTTGGGTCATCATTTGTTGTCGCTATTTGTATTTCTACATCTGTATCATCAAATGCCTGCACATCTCCATCAAATGTACCTGTTCTGTCATCAAAATTACCAGATGCAGAGTCAAACAAATTAACGTAATCAACTCTTGTCATTGTGAGAGTTGGGACTACTCTGCTTGTGTATTTTGCTGTAAGATCAATTACAGAATCAAATTCATATGTGCCACTAGTTACAATTGTTCCTGCACCGCCATCAAACAAACCTTCTGCATCATCAAAGTTTCCTGTTGCACTATCAAATAAAGTGCTTGTGTTAAGAACCAAACTACCTTCACTATTTACTGAGCAGTTTGTTTTTGTACCATTAAAATTTGGGCTTTGTGTTGTTGATGTAACTGCATTGTAACCTTTGATCTCATCAACATTCACAATAGAACTGCTTGCGGCTTCAGATGCGTTTCCTGTTTTATCAACCGCTTTTATAAAATATGTTCCTGTTTGTGCAGGAACTATTGCTGTGTTTGCAGGGCGAGAAACTTTTGCAATTACTGTTTGTGCATTTGAGTAAGTATTTTCACCACCGCTAGTTCTTGAATTATGCCTAATAATATAATGTGATAAATCTAAATCTGTAACTGGTGTCCAACTCAAATGAGCTTCCGTCCTTACTAAGTTAACAGCAAAATTTGTTACATCAGAAGGTGGAGCAGTCTGACCAACTATTGTATGCTCACCAGTTGTAAAAGCACTCCGCACTCCAATATAGGAAATCATTCTCGCTCTTACATCATACTTTTGTCCATCTTTTGCATTTCTAAATTCAAATCTATCACTGTTTGAAACACCCAAACTAATAAAATCATTTTCTGGGGAAGCGTCTGCCTCCCTTACTTGTACTTCAAATTGATTGGCATAAATTGATGTTGATGTTGGCTTCGCAATCAAAACAGAAATAATTTGTTCATTATTTATTTGTATTTCATCAGATAACTCAAGACCCACTGTGGGCAACGTAAAGGGGTCTGGTAAGTTTGTATCATCATTTGTAAAATCTGACTCCTCTGCGTTCCAATCATAAACACTTGATGCCAACTCCATACAACCAAGATTAACCCCTAAACCATCACTATTTGCTGTCAAGTTCCAAGAGATAACCTCAAATATTTTATTGGTAAACCCATATTTTGCGGAAGTAAATTGAAAGGTATCCCCAACAGCCAATTGAAACCCCTTCATGTTTGTGGTTATTTCTAAACCCACTTCTTGTCTTGATCTAAACAAAACAATTTTTGCCAATCTTTGAGCCATTGGTGAAGAAGTCGTAAAAGGCAAATCATAACTCGCATAAATACGACTACCATCTTCAGTCTCAAACGTACTTGATGTAATTGCAGGATATTCTGTTGCTATGTAATTTGTGCTTTCTGGAGCGAACACCCCTTTGACTGCATTAAATCTATCTGCTCTTGACCTTTTTGTAGATACGCTTACTTCACCAATTAATTCATCTTGTGTGATTGTAACAGAAGGTGAAACATACTTTGCCACTTTTAAATCAAATTTTCCATTGGTGTATGTGACTGTTCCACCACAACTAGTTAAGAGTTTGTTCAACGTATCATTCACTGATGTATTTGAAAAAATCACACCATGAGCCTCATATGTTTTTTCTGTAGATCCATTGGCAAGAGTGACGTTCTCATCACAAATGTTTGCGGCTGTTGTAATAGCAGTATCATTTATTTCTGATGATGATGCACCTAAACCAAACTTGGTATCTGTCAAGAAATCCCTTATGACAAGTGCCGCATTTGATTTGAAAGATGTTGAGCTATCTCTTGGATCAAATACTTTCTTGCCTTCTATCTCTGCCGTTATTTCTGGAATACCATTTGAAAAAGTATCTTGATCAAATTCTAACCTCACATAAATATAAGCTATACCACTTAGTTTATGTGCGTTTGTCCATGAAGATGAAACAGAAACTAATTGAGATTGTGCTGATTGATCATCAGTTCCTAGCTTTGTATAAACTTTTGCTTTACCGTTGAATCGAGATGGAGCGGTAACATTGTTGCTTGAGATTGTAAGTTCTTTTCCGTCAAAGAAAACTTTACTTATTGCATTTACTTCATGTGATGCAAGGACAATTACAAGGTGTAAAAACTTATCATTTTCTGTTGTTTCAGCGTGTGCAATCAAACCGCCAACTCTTACTTTGCCATAAATAACATTTCTTGGAGCTGTTGTATCTTTAAAATTTACCAGTCTGCCATCTGCTTCATTTGAAAAATCCCCCATACTGGGAGTGTTTGGGGTGGACAATGTTTGCAATGCGGCATTGGTGACTGCGTATACTGCAACTCTTGTGAGAAAATTTGCTCCTGCCATAAAAGCGTTGAAAGGACTAAAAGCCGCCATAGCAATAGCCGCAATGATGTTCTCTGGAGTAAAAACGGCTTTTGCTGTCTTTTTAAGCCAATTGCCAAATCTTCTTAAACTAAGACCCATTATTGACTACCCCCACCCCAATTTATCTTTTTATCTCTGAGCTTGGCAAGATTGTTAAAACCTTTGTCATCTGGAAAATCAATTTGTTGATCTTGTCTTGTAAATTTTCTTGTTTTTGCTCTTTTTAAAGCAATCAATCTACTTTCCAATTCCACGTTGATAGTGTGTGAATCTGGATTTTCAATGATTGTGAGAACATCCATTTGGCCGCCAAAAATGATATAAGGGTCTGCAACCACTGCTCTGCTTGAATCTAAAGCACCAAGAAACACATTTCCTGTCCTGCCTTGATAATTTGTGTTTAATGCGGCACTAATCAAATCTGATGGTATGCCTGAAAGTGATACAGTACAATTAGTTGCTTTGATTTCTTGCGTTTCTTGGATTGGTGAAACAGTGAGAAGATTTCCTATACCAAAGTAGTCATTGCCACCAAAAGTGATAGTTCCATTTCCCACCCAAGCATTTATTGGGTCACCATCAAAATCTAAATTAACGGCTAGAAATGGCTTTAGATCTGCCGCAATAAATTGATTATTTAAGGCGGTTGTAAGACCTCTAGCCATACCTTAATCCTTACTTTGTCTCCCAAGCCTCATTGACATTAGGAGTGGATTTGTCATCTGCCTTAAATGTACCATCATCATTCTTGGCTCTTTTTTTCTTTTTTGCAGGAGCTTTTGTTTCTTGAGGTTTAACAATTTTTGTTTCCTCTGCTATCCCTGCATCAATAAGGTTTTGGGCTATTTGCTTTTGCCAATCTTCATCAGTTGGTAATTCTTCTCCAACAGCATACCTCTTGCCAGAGCCAATCCCTTCCTTATTAGTTGCAACCTTAACAGATTGCAAAACTTTTACGACCATGCTTTTCTCCTTGTAAGTGCCACCCCCCCCTTTTGACTTAAACAACAAGGGAGGAAATAAAGGGGAGGTGACGTTTCTAATTATGATGCGTGTGCAGTAATATCATTTGATGAAGAATGATGTGCATTTCCTTTGATCACAAACATGGATAGAATTGTTCCATTTGAGTGAGTTCCAGTTTTTGCAATTACTCCTCTGATATATCTCTTACCACCAATGTAGCCAACCATACCAACTAAGCCTGCACTGTCAGGATCTCCTCCTGCTGTACCGTCCATTTTCAGCCAGATACCACCAGATGAAATAGTACCATTGGTAATGTCTGCTTGTGCCACATCAGTATAAGTTGAGTTGTCATCAGAATGTTCAAGGCTTATTTCAAAAAATACAGAGCTTGATAATGTATCACCCTCTGCACCTGTGATTATACCAAGAACAGCACTCTCATAACCCTGTAAATCAACTCCAGTTCCGTTTGCGGCGGCTGTTGTTGTCGTACCCTTGTAAGAGAGTGCAATTGCGATATTATTACATAAATCTTTCATGTTGCTCTCCTTTTAAGCTGATACTGTTTGAGTTCTAAGGGCTTCAGCAAGTATCACTTGTCCACCAACTCTGCGTCTTGCAACGTATCTTACGTTACCACTTGTTGCTTGAGTGAATGGGTCACGCAATACTGACAATGCCACACGATCAACAACCATGTAACCTCTGGAAAAATCTCCAAAAGCTATTGGCTTGTTGCCTGCACCAACGTCAGCCATGTCAGGCATTTCCACATATGGAAAACCCAAGATGCTGTTTGGAACTCCTGCGGTCAACATCATTCCTGCTTGGAATACATATTGTCCTGCGGTGTCCTTTAGTTGACGAATGGCGGCAAGCGTAGTTCTGTTAAAAACCATCGTTGCATTTTGTGCATATGGGCTTTTTATGGCGTGAACCAAATCAAGAAGACCATCTGCTTGCAATGTGCTTGCGTGACCAGTGTTTGTTGTGCCAACGCTTGAGTTGGTCATAAAACCCTCTGGCTTACCAATAGCATCACCAACTGTTGTTGCATTACCTTCAGCTTTTGCAAATTGATCAGCAAATTCCTGTTGCATTTCTGCCTCAAGATTGAAAGCGGCATCTTCAAGCTCTTGCTCAGATATATCCACAAGTGCATACACCTCATGAGTTGGGATTTCTTCCAACTTTGTTGTATATCCAGTTGTTTCTGATCTTGTGCCTTGCTCTGCGACCCACTGTGCAGAAAATGTTGCAGTTCTGCTAGGTATTTGAACAGCTTTTTGCGTAGTTGACCTAACCCTTGCGATACTTCTCACTGGGGAAATTTCTGTCAAGGTTTTGATTAACTCTCGCACATACTCAGGTGGAGCAAGATATCCTGCTGAACTATCATCACTTACTGTGATGGCTTTAAGTTCCTCTGGTTCTAAATTCTCCTTACCTTTACGCAACCACTTATCAAAAGCTTTTGTTGAAAGATCAACTTTTTCTGTTGTAAGCCCTGCTTCAGGTCTTTTGAGCATTGTTTCGATTTCAGCCAACTTTTC